ACAGTAAGCACGAACAGCCTTACGTGTACTTGGTTTTGGTTCAATATTACATATTGGACCATATCTAATATACACGTCTAGGTTGTAAGTCGGGGGCTTGCCAGTGTGAATGATTGGCCTTACAATCGTTGCCCCGAGCAAAGGCTTGGGAACACACTTCCAGATCTCTGAGCGTAAGGTCTCAAAGGGTCCACCATAGACGGCTGACAAGATAGCTACTTTGTTACAAGCAACTACCAAGTCATGCGGATTACGTAACCATTTCAAATCGAAACAAGTTACATATCCATAGTCGTCAATATAGTGAGCACCACAAGATTCCCTATAACCAGAATCAATGTTAGTCTTTTTGAGATTAACACTAAAACCGGCTATTTTCAGATTATCAATAACGTCAACTGCCACAGACGTGCGACAAATAATGTCGTCGCCAAAGACAGTTGCACTGTTATCAAATGATCTGGTTAAAGCCGTAAGGATAAGTGACATGATGTCAAACGTAAATCCATTACCCATACTTGAGACCTTGTTGACAATATAAAAATTATCATCAGGTCCTAAGGTCATGTCTGACCTACAAGCGAGTACTTTGTTAAATACTCGTGAGGGCAAAAGGTATTTACACAACCATGTACTGATTGTATCACTACAATCAGATAAATCGATGGTAGCAAGTTCATTGCTACGAATTCGATGCCTGTGCACATCTGCAAGGGTATCGAGATCGATTCCGAGAATGTCTTTCAGACATTTACGGACACCTAAACCTACAGCTCGCTGGACAAGCATATTACACATGGGTTCTAGACATATCGATCTGTCCTTCAAATTATTTTTCGGGACAGTAGACCATCTATTACCCTCAACATATTGAACAACACAATGGAGTTTAAAACAATATATTCGAAAAGCAGGGTCAGATAAAGATTTGAACCTGTTCCACAATATACGGTTAACGACTCTAATGTTGAATTTATGTTGTGTGCAGTAGCTCTTAAAGCGCTTCTTTACAGAATGTCTTAATGCTCTATGCCAGTAGGAATACTTGGCAAAAAGATCAAAACAGTCTGCAGTAATTGTCCAGGAGTCCTCTAGCTTACAAGCTATAGTTGTCCTGTTACCAACTGGTTCAAAGTTTGAACCATTTGTAAATGCTAAATCCC